TTGCTGCTGCTGCTGAATCTACTGCATTCGTTTACGGATCAGAATTCGCTAAAGGTTCTACAGGAATGGATGGTTCTTTAGAGTCTCAAGATTTATTCTTCGAGAACAAGCCAATCATCATCAAGGATAACTACACTGTATCTGGTTCTGACATGGCTCAAATCGGATGGGTTGAAGTAACTTCTGAGAATGGTGCTACTGGTTACTTATGGTACATCAAGTCTGAGCACGAGACTCGTTTACGTTTCGAAGATTACTTAGAGATGTCAATGGTTGAAGGTGTTCCTGCTGAAGCTGGTTCTGCTGCTGCTACTTACTTGACAGTTGCTTCTTCTCAAGTACAACCTGGTGCTGCTGGTACTCAAGGTTTATTTGATGCTGTAGCTGAGCGTGGTAACGTATGGGCTGGTGGTAACCCAACTACTTTGTCTGACTTCGATTCAATCATCCAACGTCTTGACAAGCAAGGAGCAATCCAAGAGAACGTTATCTTCTTAAACCGTAAGTTTGGTTTCGATATCGACGATATGTTAGCATCACAAAACTCTTACGGAGCAGGTGGTACTTCTTATGGTTTATTCGACAACGATAAGGACATGGCGTTAAACTTAGGTTTCACAGGCTTTAAGCGTGGATACGATTTCTACAAGACTGACTGGAAATACTTAAACGATGCTACTACTCGTGGTGGAATCGTAGGTGGTGGAATCAATGGTATCTTGGTACCTGCAGGTTCAACTAACGTATATGACCAAATCTTAGGAAAGAATGCTAAGCGTCCGTTCTTACACGTTCGTTACCGTGCTTCTGAGACTGAAGATCGTCGTTACAAGACTTGGATCACTGGTTCTGCTGGTGGTGCTCAAACAAGTTCTTTAGATGCAATGGAAGTTAACTTCTTATCTGAGCGTGCATTATGTACACTTGGTGCGAACAACTTCTTCTTGTTCGAGAACTAGTAAAACTAGGGGGAGGCTTCGGTCTCCCCTTATTTAATTTGTTTAAAATTTAAAATCTAATATAATGTCAAATAAAGAATTCAAGGACAGAGTCTATGTCCTAAAAAGAAAAACGTTCCCTATCTCGTTTATGTTGTCTGCAAGAAGTACTTCTAGTAGACCATTGTTTTACTTCGATGAGAAGACCGGTGTAAACCGTGCTTTACGTTATGCAACAAATCAGAAGTCTCCATTTGAGGATGAGCAAGACGGAAACTTTGTTTTAGCTCCAGTTATTTTCGAGGATGGCTTGTTAAGTGTTAATAAGACCAATCAAGTGTTACAACAATTCTTGGCTTTACACCCAGACAATGGCGTGTTATTCGAGGAGATGGATACACAGAAAGATGCTGCTGCTCAGTTCGATAGCATTAACTTACAATTGGATGCTCAATTAGCGGCTCGTGATTTAGATATCAATACAGCAGAGGCTGTTGCTCGTGTACTATTAGGTACACGTGTAGACAAGTTATCTAGCGAAGAACTTAGACGTGATTTACTTGTTTACGCAAGAACGCATCCGGCTCAGTTCCTTGGTATGTTGAACGACCCTGAACTTAAGTTACAGAACATTGCGGTGAAGGCTATCCAAGATGGTACATTTGTTTTAAAGAACAAGAACCGTGATATCTTCTACAACTTGTCTGATAACAAGAAGAAGCTAATGGGTGTGCCGTTTGGCGAAGATCCGGTTAAGTTGTTAGCCTCGTGGCTACAAAGTAATGACGGCTTAGAAGTTTATGAATTATTATCTAAAAAATATAGATAGTTTATTATCTTTGCATTGTAGTTACCATCTCACATTACGTAACTAAAAACATAAATAGTCCTATAAATGAAGCTGAGGTGAGATGCAGTGGATTTTGTAGGACTTATTTTTTTATATGGAAAATGAAATATGGGTGCCAATAATTGGCTACGAAGGTTGTTATGAAGTAAGCAACCTAGGGAATGTTAAAACTTTAAAATGCGGACGTAATAGGATTCTTACTAAATTAAATAGGGGTCTTTATTTTTCAATAAATTTATCTAAAAACAATATAATGAAGACTGAAAATATACATAGACTAGTTGCTATTCATTTTGTGCCTAATCCAGAAAATAAACCCTATGTAAATCATCTAGATTTCGATAAGTATAATAATAAGGCAGATAATTTAGAATGGGTTACAGTAAGAGAAAATACAGTGCACTATCACCTTAAAAAAGGATGCAGTACGGGTGAGTTATATATAAAAAGACATAATAAAAAATTTCAAGTGAGAATTACTTATTTGGGTAGACTTATTTCATTGGGATGTTATGAAACATTGGATGAAGCCATCTTGGTTAGGAACAATTTTTTAAAATCAAATAATATCAAAAATAAGTACTCTTAAATCTTGTAAAAAATTATGCTTATTTTTGTAGGATAAAATTAACAAGATAATTCTTCCGTATGATTAATAGTGTATATAATACCGTGTTAAATATCGTCGCCAAGGAGCGAAACGGATTTATTACGCCAGAAGAATTTAACAGTTTTGCTAAGCAGAGCCAGCTTGAATTGTTCCAACAGTACTTCTATGACTTCCAGCAGTCCAAGATTAAGGACCTCAAGGGTATGGATACTAGTGGATACTCAGATATTACAAAGCAGCTAGATCAAACAATCGACGCATTCTCAAGTAATACCGACTTGGTATATAACGGAGTTGACTTCAAGTTTGACTTACCCGAAAACTTTTTCTTATTAAACGTACTCTATTATAATGGTAAAGAAGTTACTCATGTGGACCAAGGTAAATTACATTATTTGCTTAATTCCAATCTGACAGCACCCACAGAAACGTACCCTACGTATGTTATGCAAGGGAACAAAATAGCTGTGTATCCTACTACCATTACAGATAACATTAATATCTATTACGTTCGTTACCCGGCTGATCCGAAGTGGACTTATACGGTGGTGAATGGCAGTCCTTTGTTCAATCAATCGGCAAATGACTACCAAGATTTTGAGTTGGCTATATCCGACTTCCCTAAGTTAGTCGTTAAAATTTGTGAATATGCTGGCGTTAGTATTAGGGAGATGGATGTGGTTACAGCTGCTAGAGCAGAAGAGGCTTACACTGATCAAAAACAACAATAATGAATCAGGAAAAATATTACACCAATGATGGGGTGAACCCTACCGATGCCAACTGGGGCTCGTATCAGAACGTTACGTTAGGTGATGTAGTGAATAACTTCATCCTTATGTACACGGATGATGGCGAGTTGCTTAATAACATTAGTAGATATAAGGTTTTATTTCACGCAAAAAGGGCGATTCAAGAACTGAACTACGATGGTAATCGTCAGGTCAACACGTTGCAGTTAGATGTGGGTGATGATTTGAAGTTTGTGCTTCCTCCTGATTATGTGAACTATGTTAGAATCTCTTTGTTTTGGGGTGGTAATCTGTATCCGATGCATGAGAATACTCAAGCAAATTCTGCTATTGAGTTTTTACAAGATAATGATTATCAAATCTTATTTGATGACCAAGGTAATGCGTTACAAGGAACCTCGAAATTAGACCTGTCGCGTATTGATGGAGAGAACTACATGTTGTGTCCATTCAATAACCAATGGGGGTGGTACGTAGATGGGTTATGGTATTTTACTTGGGGCTTTGGTGCCGCCTACGGAATGAATACAGAGGTGGCAAACGTCAACCCTTCATTCAGAATTGATAAGGTATCAGGTGTAATTAACTTCAGCTCAGGTGTTGCAAGACAATCTGTGTTGGTTGAATACATATCTGATGGTATGTATCCAGGTGATGACAACTTGATCATTGTTAACAAGCTAGCAGAGGAGTATATTTACTCGTACATCAAGTGGGCGATATTGAACAATAAGGCAAACCAGCCTGAGTATATTATCAATAGAGCTCGCAAAGAGAAAGTTTCCAATTGGAGAAACGCAAAGATTAGATTAAGTAATTTACACCCAGGTCGCTTGTTGATGAACATGAGAGGCCAATCTAAGTGGATTAAGTAAATGATAGAACTTCAAAGAAATTTCCTTTCGGGGGTCATGAATAAAGACCTTGACCCTCACTTTTTACCTGATGGTGTATATCAAGATGCACTAAACATTATTGTGGGTGATTCTGACGGAGCATTCGTGTCTTCTGAAGGGTCTCACAATGGTGTGGCACAGAACTACTTAGGTAATATTCTGAAGGGAACTGACTACGAGTTGACTAACGCATTAACTATTGGGTCGTTAGCAT